AGTGCTATTTACTACAGTCATTTGATTGTCAAACGGTTAACTGCTGTGCGTAAGAGTGGAGCAGTATGGTTAGGTCCAGATGCTAAGTCACAGGTGACTATGGAATACAATGATGATGGTAGTGTACTGCGTATTGCTAAGGTAGTATGTTCAACACAACACTCAGCTGAGATAACCATTGAAGATGTACGTGAACAAGTTAAGACTATCATTGATACAGTTCTACCAGACAATCTAATAGATGTCAATACAGAATATCTCATCAATCCAACTGGCAGATTTGTCATTGGTGGCCCAGATGGCGACACTGGATTGACAGGACGTAAGATCATTGTCGATACATATGGTGGTTATAGTCCACACGGTGGTGGTGCGTTTAGCGGCAAGGATCCTACTAAAGTTGATCGCAGTGCTGCCTATATGGCTAGGTATCTAGCTAAGAACATCGTAGCCACGCAAGGCGCACATAAAGCAACAGTGCAGATCAGTTATGCTATTGGTGTTAAAGAACCAACTAGCTTGTTTGTTAAAACAGATCGTGGTATTGATTTTGATAATTCAATCACTACATGGATACGTAAGAATGTTGATCTGACACCAGCTGGCATCATAAATAGATTTGAGCTGTTCCGCCCTATCTACAGTTCCACAACTAACTATGGTCACTTTGGTAAAGCAAACTTACTATGGGAAACCGTAGATTTATTCAAGGATTAGTATGATAAAGAAATTAATCAATAGTTTATTTGGTACTAAACCAGAAGCGCCAGTTATCAAGAGTCAAAAAGCCAAAAAAACTCCAAAAGAGATTGCCACAGAAGCAGGTGAGCCTTGGGTAGAAGTTATCGGTATGGAGCTTGATAAAGATAATCCAGGTGCAGGTAGTTTTGAATTGGATTGGAATGACAAATTTGTAGCTAATTTGATCCGTGCTGGTTATCAAGGCAAAACAGATCAAGATCTGGTAGACAATTGGTTTCGTAGTGTTTGCCAAAATGTAGTTATGGAAAACTATGAACAAGAAATGGCCGATCCAGATAATCGCCCAAGTAACCGTAAAGATTTAGGTAACGGTAGAACGGAAATAAGTTGATCCTATATGTAAATGGTGACAGTCATTCAGCCGGTGCTGAAGCAGTAAATTCATTTGCATTTGCTAATGATGATCCACAATACAAATATCTAGGTAGATCATCACATCCCGATAATCTATTTGTGAGTTATGGCAATATTCTCGCTAAAAATCTCTCAGCTGAATTATACTGCGATGCGGAAAGCGCCAGCAGTAATGATCGTATCATTCGCACTACAAGACACTATCTCAAAAACAATCGTCCAGATCTGATCGTAATTGGGTGGAGCACCTGGGAACGCGAAGAATGGTTATACGAAGGACAATATTGGCAGATCAACGCAGGAGGTGTCGGTGATGATTGGCCAGCTGCCATCAAACAACAGTACAAGCATTGGGTCAATAATATAGATCATAAGCAAAAAGAACAAGAATCTCATGAGAAAATTTGGCAATTCCATAATGAATTAAGTGATATACCCCATCTATTTTTCAATAGCTATTCAGCACTAGACAGAACTATTCAGCACGATTGGGGTAACAATTATCTATATCCATACGACATCAACATGACCTACTATAATTGGTTAGTCAAACAAGGATATCAAACAGTAAATCCAAAAAGTTATCATTTTGGACCCAATGCTCATAAAGTTTGGGCGACCCACTTGACAAATCTACTCAAAGACAGTGTAATTATAAAATGAGATATCTATTAGTAGACACCGCAAACACATTCTTTAGAGCAAGACATTCAGCACATCGCCAAAGTGACACTTGGGACAAGCTGGGTTTTGCTATCCACGTAACCCTAGCATCAGTAAACAAAGCATTCCGTGACCAGAAAGCGGATCATGTTATATTCTGTTTAGAAGGACGTAGTTGGCGCAAAGACTTCTATGAACCCTATAAGAAAAACCGTAGTGTAGCACGTGCGGCACTTACTGAAAGCGAAGCAGAAGAGGACAAGTTATTTTGGGAAACTTTTGATACCCTAAAGACATTTGTCGCAGAAAAAACTAACTGCACAGTATTACAACATCAAGAATTAGAAGCAGATGATCTCATCGCTGGATTCATACAAGCCCATCCCGGTGATCATCACACTATCGTTAGCAGTGACACTGATTTCTATCAGCTACTCAGTGACAATGTTAATCAGTACAACGGAATAAGTGATGAGCTCCACACTATTGAAGGCATCTTCGATAAGAAGGGCAAACCTGTCATAGATAAGAAAACTAAAGAAGCTAAAAAGATTCCTGATCCTAAGTTTATACTTTTTGAAAAGTGTATGCGTGGTGATCCCACAGACAACGTATTTTCCGCATTTCCAGGCGTGCGCACCAAAGGCAGTAAAAACAAAGTAGGTCTCGAAGAAGCCTACAGTGACAAAGATAAGAAAGGTTATAATTGGAACAACATGATGCTACAGCGTTGGGTTGATCACAATGGTGTAGAACATCGTGTGTTAGATGACTATGAACGTAATCGTATCTTAGTTGATCTAACAGCACAACCAGATGCTATCAAAGTTAAGATAGCAGAAACAATAGCCAACGGACAAGTACCTAAAAATGTTCCGATGGTTGGCGCTCAGTTCTTAAAGTTCTGTGGCAAATATGATCTTGTCAAACTAAGTGAGAATGCTAGTAGCATGGCCGAATGGCTATGTGCTAGTTACCCTCAGAAAGAATTGATTTGAAAAGACTGTTTACCTTTGGATGTAGTTTTACTCAATATGAGTGGCCAACTTGGGCTGATATTATTGGACGAGAATTTGAGTTTTATGAAAATTGGGGAAGATGTGGTGGTGGAAATCATTTTATTTTTAATTCATTAAATGAATGTATTATCAGAAATAAACTAGGAAAAAATGACACAGTAGTTATTATGTGGACAAATATCTATCGAGAAGATAGATATGCAAAAAATCAATGGATAACTATAGGTAATATATATGGTCAACCACAAGAATTTCTTGATAAATTTTTTGTAAAAAAATGTTTAGATGATCGCGGTTATCTAATTCGAGATCTTGCGTTTATACATGCATCTAAAAAAATACTAGATCAGATTGGTGCAAAATATATTTTTCTATCAATGGTTCCTATTAGTTTTATTGACCAATACAGTCCAGTTGAAGCAACTAACGTTGCTGATGTCATACATTTATATAAAGAAACTATTGATTTTATTCGCCCTAGCATTTATGAAACTATTTTTAACTGTGATTGGACTAGTAAACCATTTAGCACTAATGAACTATTTGACAATGGTATCTTAGATGATCATGTTAAAAATATGTATAATATCCATCGTGGACCAGACTGGCCGTTATATGAAGACTATGTTTTAAAAAGATTTTCTACCATACCAATATCTATTTTGAATGAAATTGATCGAAAAATGAATAAACTATATACTCGAATTGATTTACACCCAACCCCAATAGAACATTTAGCATATTTAGATTTAGTATTATCAGAAATTCCTATTAGCGAAAATACAAGAAACTGGACAAAAGAAATTGATAAAAATGTAAGATTAAAAATCAACTTAGATACATTATGGAAAAAAAATAATTGCTTTCCTAATAGACTATGATAACCACAGATAAATTTTTAGCTCTCGATTTAGAGCTCAATCAGCCATCTGGTAAAATTATACAGGTTGGTGTAGCCATAGGTGATAAGAATACACGGTTTGAAGACTACGTTGTCCGTAAATGGTATATAGATCCGCAAGAGCCTATCAGTGAATTCATCAATGACCTCACAGGTATAACTGATAGTGACATACGTGCAGAAGCATATAGCCATGAACATGTTGCCCGTGAGCTCAGTGAGTTAATTAAAGAACATAAGGTCTTTATTAACCCAGTGACCTGGGGTGGTGGTGATAGTGTGGAATTATTGGCAGAATTCTGCAAAAACCATGCAGATTTCCCGCATTTTGGCCGTCGTTGGATCGACGTTAAGACCTGGTATACATACTTGATGCTTACACGTGGAAAAGCGCCTAGTGGTGGATTGAGTTCAGCTATGGGATACTTTAAACTACAGTTCAAAGGTAAAGCACACAGAGCAGATGTAGATGCGGCCAATACCCTGGCATTATTTTTCAAACTGCTAGATCGTCAAGCTCGATTAGAAAGCATATTAGATTCAGCAAAGAACATATAATGGTATTTGAAGCGATCACAGCACTGTTACTAGCATACCAAACTGCGGCTCCAGAGTTCCGCCATAACAGCCTATACACTTTTAACGTTGATCCTAAGTCCAGCGAGATCGTTATCATGAACACCCAAACAGGACACATATATCGTTGTACTACCGAAGAAGAATGCAACGAACGATTGAAGAACGAAAAATAGTTGACTTTAACCAAAAATCTAAATATAATATAGTATGACTAAAGAATTAGAAAGATTAGCCGAACAAGCAGGATTACCCGTAACAGATAATCTTGCGCATTTCTATCGATTGGTTGGTGAGCGTTGTGCTGATATCTGTGGTAGCCAAGGTGATCAAAAGAACATACGGCGCCATTTTGGTCTAGACTACTATGATGGCCCTAGCCATTATCAGAGTAAAAGGCATCAGGAAACACAGTATGACTGGAGTAAGCATTATGTTGAGGACAAAAAATAGATGGCACATATAATTGATAAAACATTTGAATTCTGTTATGGACACAGAGTTTGGACACAGAAACTAAATGGTGAATATGCGGCAGACTTGAAGTGTGCATGTCGTCACTTGCATGGACATGAAGGTAAGATGCAGGTATATCTAAAGAGCCTAACAGGCGAATTAGATACAACTGGTATGGTAACAGACTTCCGTCATCTTGAATGGTTGAAGAAGTGGATCAATACTTATATTGATCACCAGTTTATCTTAGATCGTCATGATCCATTATACAATCAGATCATTGGCGATCGTAAACTAATCCCAGCTCTTATTCCAGACACTACTCATGTAGCAGGATTTAATATCTATTTAGGTGATTTGGAACCTAACACACCAGAGTATGAATACTATGAAGGATTCTTTATCGTAGACTTTGTGCCAACTAGTGAAAACTTATCAAGTTGGATGGCAGACTTGGTAGATGTTAAGATGCAGAAACTTAATGTAACTGTTGACCACATTGATTGGTGGGAAACTCCTAAGAGTAGAAGCGTATATTACAGATGACCGCAACAGTTTTTATCTTACTAGCCTTATTTGGCATCAAGCATTTCATCGCTGATTTCGTCATGCAGTATGATTACATGGTCCGTGACAAAGGTATCTATGGTACCGAAGGCGGTTTACATCATGCGGCTACTCATGCTTGTTGGACATTCTTGATCCTGATACCTTTTATCCGTAGTCCCGAACAACTGTTGATATTGCCATTGGTAGATTTCATCGCACATTATCATATCGATTGGGTCAAACAACAAGTCAACCAAGGATATACCTACAGTGATCGTATGTGGTGGGTATGGCTAGGTGTTGATCAAGCTCTGCACTATTTAACTTATGTAGGAATCATCTATTATGTCACTGTTAGCTAAAGCCATAGTTAAAAATAAATGTTGGATCGTTGAAGATAGAGGTATCCAGGTCGGCACTATCTTAACTAATCCACAAGGTGTAGTTTATCAACATGATCAGACTCGTGAACAATTTGCCAGTTTGAAAATGCTCAGCGACAAGTATAACATCATAGTAGACAAGACACCACCTAAACGTGTAATCACCGAAAGCAATACAGTCTATGGTTATCCCTGTGAGCACAAGCCCAACAATGTCTTATGGGATGTCAAGCACCGTTTACCTATCTATACCAAAGGTACAAAAAGCAAGAGTTTTTTCTGTGCAGGCTACTATATCGTCAAATTCAACAACGGTTGGGTAAAATCATATTGTCCTAAACTAATCACACTTAATCGCTATCCCTATGCTGGACCGTACGAGACTGTAGAAGAAATGCAAGAACGCCTTAGGATAGCAAATGGAGCACTATTTGGAACAACAATTAAGCCTGCATCTGAAGAAATTTAATGACCGCGTCAAGGTCATGAATCAGACCAATTCCAAAGACCTATCGCTGTCGGCTGCCGAAGCACGTCAACTACAAGCCGACATCTTTGATCTATTGATCAAAATCAATGGGCTAATAGAGATTAAACAACAGGCCGCCGCAGAACCCACAGTACAGGTTGAATTACGTGGTGGTGGATTCTAATAATATACTCACATTATGAGATAAATAATATGTGGAGAATTACATATTATGAGTCGACCAAAACCCAATGTGCTATTAGAGCACGTGAACAAGTCCAGCTACAAAAGCGATCAGATCCTCAGCAGTGAAGGTATCTGGGCAGTTTTTTACGACGGGCAGCCTATTAATCTCAAAACGCAGAATATCCTAGTAGCTTACCCTGGACCTAAATACAAAAAAGTATCATTCAGTAATCCTGGACACGCTATCAATCTAGCTAAAAAACTCAACATCTTATTCAAGAGTGACAAGTTTAGTGTTGTCTTACTTAAAGCTGGCGATCAGATCTATCCTTAATCATGGTCAAACGCACTGCTGAATCATTGCAGAATGTATGGCAGGCTCGGTTCCAAGAACATACCCTAAATCCGTTTACTAACGATCCTAAACTTGGCATACGTTATCAACGCTACGATAATCCAGCTAGCTGGTGGCATAATCCTCTTAATCCAGATAGTCTACGCCTAACTCGACCAGCGTTTAACATGCTGAGTA